TTATTTGATAAGAAGTGAAGGTTTCCCAACCTTGAGTTGAGCGCCTGGGATATTTATTCCTGCTTTTAGTTGGTGCTTGATTGCCAACTTGTCGGCTTTAATTGTCGTTTCAAACTCAACGTATTCAGGAGGAAGGGCGCTTGAGTCGATGATTTCTACAGTTTCTGACGGTTTGCGGATTGTTACCTGGTGAATACCTGCTCGAATCTTTTTCTTGCCAACCATTTCAAGCGATGACGCTATATATGATTTGATGCTGTCAATCTTATTTTGAATTACTGTGGCTCGCTCATTCAGTGACTTTGCCTCTTCCTTGAGGCGTTCGGCATAACCAGATTCATTTTTAATGACGGAAAGAAGTTGCTCTATTTTATCGGTAAATTCTCCTTCCATGCCTTCTATTGTGTCAGCAATCATCTCTGGTTCTAAATCTGAATCCATCAATTTTGCGTATTCATTGGCAATTTCATACAGTTTGCTCACTGGCAACCTCCAGTTTCGCTTTGCATTCTGCGTAAATGGCTTGTACGTTCTGCTGCAATTTCATTCCAGATGTCAGGCGATATGCTTCTGCAAAATACCTCTTCAAATCATCCATGTTTTCAGCCTGAGCCATTTCATCACAAAGAAGTTGTGCTTTTTCCATTATTTCCTGCTGGCGTTTCCGTTCATCTTCGCGGATATCTTCCTCTGATTTGTGCGGCATAACCGGTTCCTGATGCATACCCTCATCTTCGTTAAGCAGGTGAATGGCATTATCCAGTCGCTGGGCTTTAGGCCAGTATTTGCTGGCGCGTTTAACTATGGTTTTACGCGCCATCTCTTCCCAGAATGTCTTCCACGGTCCATTCTTTGCCTTGCTCGTTGCTTCCACAGCTTTAATTTCTGCCAGACTCATTTCTTCAGTGAGGTAGTCACCATCTGCTGTTTTAACCGTACAATAACCACCAACAATAGAGCCTCGCTCACCAAATGCGTTGTATTTGTGGGTTGGTGCTGAATCAAGGCCGTTTGATTCATAGGTGTCGTTTGAGTACACCAGTTTGCATTGCCCCCACTTAATTGATCCTGTCGACTGTGCAAGGTGAAGTAATCCCATATAGCTGATATCAAGGCAAACCATGCCGTCGCGCGGAACTAGATAAGCAAGTTTGCTGGCCGGGTTTAAGGTGATGCCGATCGCCGCAACATTGATGATGGCGTTCTGTGCGCTGGTTGGATTTGCCAGTGCCGTTTTAGCCAGGTAATCGTTTTTCTGGAAATACTGAATTGCAAACTGGCTTTCCTTAGCCCATGTCACCGTCTGTTCAGTCAATGCTCCGCAGAATAACTGCTCCTGCTGTTTAACGAATTCAACGATATTGCTCATGCTGCTTCTCCAAAAATGTGTCTGCGCTTGAATATTGCGAAGGCATATTCAGCCTTAACTCTTTCGGTTATTGCATCCCAGAACCATTCAGCGGCTTTTTCCTGATAGTTACAGTCATCATCTTCCAGCCAGTCGATAGCGTCCTTAGTGTGTTCATCTGGTTTATATGAGCGAAGCATTTCGCTTATTGGGTCGCAACGTTTGCAGAGGCGATCAACTTCACTGTTGATTCGTTCGTAATCTTCATCAGTAAAACTTGCGATTATTTGCGATATTTCACGCTTATCATTCAGAGTCAGAATCATCATCTTTCTCCTGTTCTTTGTGCTGATTGAGCATTTTGTTCATCTGACGAATGAATTCTTCGTCTGACCAGTTATCTGTAAAACTCATGGACGGCCTTGTTGTTTCAAAATATCCCAAAGCTTTTCGAGCAAACTTTTCATTCTTGGTTGTTTAAAGTCTGCTCCGGTTAGAATATTTTTTCGTGAATGCTGTACCGATAAAATCGGGTTGAAAGGGCGAACCGATGCCGCCCCTGCAATAGCGAACTGTTGCATAGGATGCTCCTTCTGTTTGATTGCATAACGAAAACGCCTCGAGTGAAGCGTTATTGGTATGCGGTAAAGCCGCGCTTGGCGGCTTATTTGAAGATTTCTATGAAATCAAGAACTGATGATATTTCGTGGTTGAACGATTTTCTTTTGTATCTTTCTATCGCAGAATCCACCTGGTGTTTATAGTCATCGTCGTTTGAGTATTTAACGAAGCATTCTATTGTCTCAGGCGTTACAGCTATGAGGCTCCACCAACCTTCATCAGATTGATATTCAAACCCCATGCTTTCAAGCCATCCAGCATATTTCCCTCCAGCATCTTGCCAGTGTGTTTTTTCTGCAAGGAAGCTGTTAACCGTCATATGTGCATCAAGGCATTTATCCAACTGTTTACCATTAAGTAGCCATGCGCTGACAGTTGCACATCCCAAATCAACTGATTGAGTAGAGATATTGAATTGGTCGTAATTATCTGGATTAACCAGAATATCTGTAATTTCCATCATTCCTCCATCAAAAAAAATGCCCTCACACTGGAGGGCAAAGAAGATTTCCAATAATCAGAACAAGTCGGCTCCTGTTTAGTTACGAGCGACATTGCTCCGTGTATTCACTCGTTGGAATGAATACACAGTGCTTATTCGTACTAATAAAACACCCAATTTTCTGTTTCTTGGTTGTGTCCAAAGTTATATTCAATATCTGGTGTTGATGTATCAATATTCTTCATCCCATCAACAAGAGTTGATACAACAGCCAAATCTTGTTTGATTCTCATCAAATGGTATTTCTTCCGGCGCAATAAACTTTCAATGGCAAGTTTCTTCGTCGGGAATGCAAAAGATCTTTCTGCATTTTTTGCTACTTTCTTAATTGCATATCTATTTCTCCTTTGTTTCCATTCCTGTAACCACAGATTTGGTGCTGGTTTAAAATTAACAATCCAATGCGCAGGAACCAACCATGCATAATGCTCTGTCTGATGAAAAGCTATATATTGAAGTGCGAATATTTTGATTCCATCTTCTTCAACTGTCGCTTGGAATCTCCAGAAAACAGGCATTCCCTCATGTTCAGTTTCTGATTCAGGAAAAGGTACGCTCCATGATTTTGTCATATCTCACCTCAAATAATTCAGTGCAGTGTTTATTCTGTTGTTTATGCCAAAAATAAAGGACGATTATGCGACCTCGGAAGGAAGTCCAATCATCTTATTCAAATCTTCTACCCGTAAAGCAGGAAGTGCTGTACTTGCTTTATCTGCTTCTTTTGGTAGCAACTCTTTGCTTTCAGGCCAAACTTCAATAAGTCGCTTAACTGTTGTGACTGAGTTCAAAGCAGCCCATACATTTGATTCGATATCCTTTTTCTTGGCTTCAAGTTTTTGTTGCAATGCGCAGATTTCATCAAACCTTTTTGTTATTTCGTGTTCTGCGTCAAACATGCATTTATCTTTTTCTGGGGTGGGGAGCAATATATCTTCACCGTTGCCGTCTTTTCCGTATGAATGCCAGCCAACCCTTCTTCCAGATACAGTCAGATAAATCGAAGTAGAACGAACATCGCATGAGTAAAATGAACATCCCATCTTCTCAAGTTCTTCACTTATAGCTGCTAACTTGGATGATAACCGATCCACTTCCTCAGTTTTCTTTTTACCGCCAAACGCAATAACTCTGGCGTCAAGTGCAAGCTGGTTCTTTAACTTTGTTACTTCTTCAAGTTCAGTGAAAACCCCAGACTTAATTAAAGCGTTACGAGCGATTTCCTCTTTCATTCTCGTAGTTAAGCGGATTGATGACATATTAATTCCTCTCAAATAAGTGGTTTGCTGCCTAATTTCATTTTCTGGCGACCAACACAAGTCACCCCCATTTCACTGCGTGGCTTGCGGTAGTAAATACGGTTCTGTTTACGCTCGACTTCTTCTGCCTTCTTGCAGCGAAGGCTTCCGAGTGATGCTGCTTTATCTGCTCTGACGCAACCAGAGAGCTTTAGCGCAATTTTTCGCGCCAGTCGCTGCTCTTGCATTGCCTGTTCACGTTGAGCCTGTCTGCGTGCTCTGCGGCGATTTCTGGCGTTATCGTCAGCCAGATATGTAATGACTACTGTCATGTTGACCTCCGATGAAACAACTTTGGAAATTTTTTTATTACAAAGTGGTTTCCTTCCCCGCCAATTAGACGGGGATGGAAGAGCATTTATGAGCCTTCATGGACTCTGCTCGATCAGTTCTATTTAATTAATCTCTCAACTGAATGTAAGTATTCACATAAATCCTCCTACCTCTTGTGCAGCTTTCTTGAATATGGTGGCGGCTGCATAACGCCTATGGAATTGACTTTGGCGGTGACGCGCCGGGTGCTTATCTTCCGGTTGCCGTCGTGCAGCTGCACTTCACGTCACCCCAAAGCCAACTACTCTTTGGTTCCCGCATTTCGGCGGGACAATCCCATCAATGTTAAAGAGCCTGCCAATCTGTTCCGTTTGGCTTCCAGCGTCCTGCTGATGGCTTAAATTTAAGATCTCTTTAATTAATGGTCAAGAGTATTTTTGAAGAAAACTTAAATTTTCTTTCGTAACTTAAGTTTGGCTTTGATTTTTAAAGGAAATAAAAAAAGGGGCGAATGCCCCTTATGGAAGGTTTGCTAGTTTTGCATCGACAACTACGCCGATGATTTTGCAGTTTCCGTTGATCTCGATCATCGGATATTGTGGGTTAAGTGGTTTTAGAAACTTCCTGCCTGCATCAATAACTAACTTTTTGAAAGTTGCCTCGTTTTCTCCTTCGAGCTTTGCAACTACCAGTTTCCCGTTACGCGGCTCTACTTCAGGATCGACGAGTATTATCATTCCTTCAGGGATACTGAGACCGGCTGGAGCCGTCATTGAGTCTCCCTTCACGTCCAACCAAAACGAATCTTCTGAACAGTCTACGGTTGTATCGTACCAGTTATCTATTGCACGCTTATGATATGGTTCTACAGCTTCCATCCAGCATCCTGCGCTCACCCAGCTAATCAGAGGGTATGACCCTCTTGGATCATGCCTACTGTGATAGGCAATGTTTGAAAGACTTTCCTCTCCTTTCATCAGATAGTCAGGGGAACACTTCAACGCATTAGCCAGGGCGAGAAGATTCTCTCCATTTGGCTCTGTCTCAGAGCGTTCCCACTGAGATATGGCAACATTAGACACGCCGACCATCTTTCCAAGTGCGGCCTGCCTGATCTTGAGTTCTTTTCTCCGAGCGCGAATGCGCTCTCCCATCAATTGAGTTTTCATAGTTAAGACATCTTAAATAAACTTGACTTAAGATTCCTTTAGTGGATAATTTAAGTGTTCTTTAATTTCGGAGCGAGTCTATGTACAAGAAAGATGTTATCGACCACTTCGGAACCCAGCGTGCTGTAGCTAAAGCGTTAGGCATTAGCGACGCAGCAGTCTCTCAGTGGAAGGAAGTCATCCCAGAGAAAGACGCCTATCGACTGGAAGTCGTTACAGCTGGCGCCCTGAAGTATCAAGAAAGCGCTTACCGCAAAGCGGCATAAGCAAATTGCTCTTTAACAGTCATGGTCCTCATTCCCGCCGAAATGCGGGAATACAACGCGCATAAGTTGATGCGCATAACTTCTTATTTGTTAAGGAAATACTTACATATGGTTCGTGCAAACAAACGCAACGAGGCTCTAAGAATCGAGAGTGCGTTGCTTAACAAAATCGCAATGCTTGGAACTGAGAAGACAGCGGAAGCTGTGGGAGTTGATAAGTCGCAGATCAGCAGGTGGAAGAGGGATTGGATTCCAAAGTTCTCAATGCTGCTTGCTGTTCTTGAATGGGGCGTCGTCGACGACGATATGGCTCGATTGGCACGACAAGTTGCTTCGATTCTCACCAATAAAAAACGCCCGGCGGCAACCGAGCGTTCTGAACAAATCCAGATGGAATTCTGAGGTCATTACTGGATCAATCCACAGGAGTCATTATGACAAAACAACTCAGTCCTTACCAGGACAAAATTCACAAACACATACTACGTGATCGCTTCCTGTCCAGCTTCAAGCAGCCTGGTCGATTCCGGGCTGAGTTGGAAAAAGTGAAGCTGATGCAGAAGGAGAAAGGTCATGAGTAATCTTGCAACCGTAACACATTTAAGGCCTTCACAACGGCCTGTGGAGCGTCGTGTGGCAGAAGTTGAAGATGGTTATACCCGTCTTGCAAATGCCCTGTATGAAGAGCTTATCGGCGCAGATTTAACGAAAAATCAGAGCAAGGTTGCCCACGCCATATGCCGTAAAACATACGGCTACGGTAAAAAGATGGATCGCATTTCTGATAGTCAGTTAGCTCAAATTACCAGGCTGCCAAGACAGAAGGTAAACAAGGCCAAGAATGAGCTTATCGCGATGAAGGTTATCCTTCGCGAAGGCCAGCAAATCGGGCCTAACAAGAACATCGAAGAATGGCAAATCGAAGGGTGTCACTACTCTGGTGATAATGTCACTGCATTGGTGACAAAAAGTGTCACCAAAACGGTGACAGCGCTGTCACCAAAACAGGGACACACAAAAGAAACTATTACAAAAGAAAAAAGAAATAATAAAAACACTATGTCCGAAAGTGTTCGGACGGAGTGTGAAAAATCATCTGACCGTCACGAAGAAACCGACAAGGCATTCGAGGAAATATTCTGGTGTGCAGGCATGCGGAAAGCCGGGAAGAAAAACGCGGCTTCGGCATTCAGAACACAGTTCAGGGAATGGCGTAAAACTACCAGGGGTACGGCAAGCGAGTTTGCCACGATGCTGGCAGAAGACATCGCATGCAGGAATGGTAAGCAGTTCGGATTCGACAGGTTGTTACCATCGAGCTACCTGAACGGTCAGCGCTGGAACGACGAGAAGCCAGAAACTATTCAACCACAATCCAAACCATCATCCGCAATCACCGTATCGAAAACTGGCTACGTGTTTTTCGACAGGTGAACCATGAAATCAAAAATCAAATCGCTACTGGTCGCTGGTTATAACCACGGCTGGTTAAGTATTTCGTTTGTCGATTTCTGGTTTAAAAATCTCAATCTGAGGGAATCATGACGCCAAGTGAACTTAGCGACCTGCTTTGGGCGCAGGTTGACAGGGTGGCTCCGCACCTGTTGCCAAACGGCAAGAAAGAGGGGCATGAGTGGGTTGCCGGTAACGTCAACGGTGACAAGGGAAACAGCCTTAAGGTCAACCTTAGCGGCAAGAAAAAATGGGCTGATTTCGCTGAGGGAGACGGCGGTGACATGCTTGATTTGTGGATGGCATGTCGTGGAATTAACCTGCATCAGGCTATGCAGGAAGCGAAAGCCTTTCTCGGAATCAAGGATGACGATCACCATTTCGATGCCAAACGTGAGAAGAAATTCTCCAGACCTGACCGCAAGAAAATCGCCCGCTACGTTACCAGAACAGAATCCCATCTTGAGTACCTGCAATCGCGTGGCATATCGCCAGAAGTCGTAAAGCGCTACGAGGTTGTCAGCGGCAAGGTGTGGAATGGAGAACGAGAACTTGATGCACTGGTGCTTCCGTACAAACGCGATGGTGAGTTGTTGCAGGTCAAGCGAATCAGCACTGAGCGCCCGGACGGGAAGAAAGTCATTATGGCAGAAGGTGATTGCGAACCTTGTCTGTTCGGATGGCAGGCTCTGGACGCTGGCGTGAGGGCGGTTGTACTTTGCGAAGGCGAAATTGATTGTATGAGCTATGCGCAATACGGCATCTCGGCGTTATCCGTGCCGTTTGGTGGCGGGAAAGGCGCTAAGCAACAGTGGATTGAGTTTGAGTATCACAACCTCGACAGGTTTGAGGAAATATTCATCTCGATGGACGTTGATGATGTTGGTCGTGAAGCCGCAAGGGAAATCGCAAGCCGACTCGGTGAACATCGTTGCCGTCTTGTTACTCTGCCGTACAAAGACATCAACGAATGCCTGATGAACGGTGTTACCGAGGATGAAATCTGGCAGTACATCGGCACGGCATCCTACTTCGATCCTGAAGAACTCTACAGCGCGCGAGAGTTTTACCAGGACACTATCAACGCTTTCTACGGCAAGCAGCAGTATCTGTTTAATCCACCGTGGGAATCTCTGGCAGATAAATTCCAGTTCCGTGAGGCCGAGTTGACGCTGGTCAATGGTGTGAACGGTCACGGAAAAACGGAGGTTGTCGGGCATATGGCGCTTGAGGCAATGCGTCAGGGTGTGAAGACGTGCATCGCGTCACTTGAGCTGAAGCCAGGCATTCTCCTTAAGCGACTTACCCGTCAGGCGACGTGCTGCAAGATGCCGCCAGTGCTGGAAATTGACTCTGCATTTAAATTTTATGACGAAAGACTTTGGGTGTTTGGCCTGACCGGAACGGCGAAAGCCGACAGGCTGATCGAAATATTCGACTACGCTCGCCGCCGATACGGCATCCAGTTATTCATCATCGACAGCCTGATGAAATGTGGCATAGGCGACGATGACTATAACGGGCAGAAGGCGTTTGTTGACTCGATTTGCGATTTCAAAAACAAAACAAACTCCCACGTCATTCTCGTTACTCACTCGCGAAAAGGTGACAGCGAAGAAAAACCAACCGGGAAAATGGACGTAAAAGGCTCTGGAGCGATAACAGACCTGACAGACAACCTTTTCATCATCTGGCGTAACAAGGCTCGCGAGAGAGCGTTACAGAGAGTTCAGAGTGGTGAAAAGATGTCAGAGAAGGACGAACAGCTACTGGCATCTCCGGCATCTGTTTTGATGCTTGAAAAGCAACGTAACGGCGAAGGTTGGGAAGGTGGTGTCCCGTTGTTCCTTGACGAGCAATCGCACCAGTTCCTGCAACTTGAATCAGGATCGCCATATAGCTACATCGCCAATATGCCGAAATCGGAATATGACGAGGCGTGGCGACAGGAAAACGTGACGGAGTATTAAATGACCATCTACATCACTGAGTTAATAACAGGCTTGCTGGTAATCGCAGGCCTTTTTATTTGGGGGAGAGGGAAGTCATGAAAAAACTAACCTTTGAAATTCGATCTCCAGCACATCAGCAAAACGCTATTCACGCAGTACAGCAAATCCTTCCAGACCCAACCAAACCAATCGTAGTAACCATTCAGCAACGCAACCGCAGCTTAGACCAGAATCGAAAGCTTTGGGCTTGCCTTGGTGACGTCTCTCGTCAGGTTGAATGGCATGGTCGCTGGCTGGATGCAGAAAGCTGGAAGTGTGTGTTTACCGCAGCATTAAAGCAGCAGGACGTTGTTCCTAACCTTGCCGGGAATGGCTTTGTGGTAATAGGCCAGTCAACCAGCAGGATGCGTGTAAGCGAATTCGCGGAGCTATTAGAGCTTATACAGGCATTCGGTACAGAACATGGCGTTAAGTGGTCAGACGAAGCGCGACTGGCTCTGGAGTGGAAAGCAAGATGGGGAGACAGGGCGGCATGAGGCGACAGCGACGAAGTTTCACCGACATCATCTGCGAAAACTGCAAATACCTTCCAACGAAGCGCTCCAGAAATAAATGCAAGCCAATCCCAAAAGAATCTGACGTAAAAACCTTCAACTACACGGCTCACCTGTGGGATATCCGGTGGCTAAGACATCGTGCGAGGAAATGACAATGCTTTTAATTCAACCTGGATTTGGACTTAGCATCAAAAAAGGCCACATGTTTGGCGAGAAAGAGTCACAACGAAAAATGGTGTCTATCCGGTTGCCATTTATCAGTATTTATTGGCTAAACAGGGAGGCAACAAATTATTGGTATACATGCGCCAGAGCAGCATTTAACGACCCTGACTGGTTTGTGAAAAACCACCACGCAGTTCGTCAGGCAAAGAGAAAGGCCAACATGACATACATGAAGGCGTATCAAAAAGCATGGAAAGAACACCGCGATCGATACCAGCAAGACATGGAAAAGCTTGAATCAGAAAACATGGAATTAAGACGAAAGCTTGGTGAAGCAAAACGAGACATTGATGCTTACAAGCGACTTTTTAATGGTGAAAGCCATGCTTAGCCCATCCCAATCCCTTCAATACCAGAAAGAAAGCGTCGAGCGGGCTTTAACGTGCGCTAACTGCGGTCAGAAGCTGCATGTGCTGGAAGTTCACGTGTGCTCCGATTGCTGCGCAGAACTGATGAGCGATCCGAATAGCTCAATGTACGAGGAAGAAGACGATGAGTGATTACCTGAAATGGTATCTCTGCCACCGCTGGTTAATTAAGTATGCTGTAAAAGACTGGATGACAGCGGATGCCAACAAGCTTAAGCAAAGAAAAGACTATTACTACGCCAGAATGAAGGAAAACTACTGCTCAATTCGCACTCGCATATTTATTAAAAAAGACCTTCAGTCAATTCTTCAATTGCGAGGGAAGGTAAATGGCTAACCTACGCAAAGAAGCGCGCGGCAGAGAATGCCAGGTACGTATTTACGGTGTATGCAATGGCAATCCTGAAACTACAGTTCTGGCACATTACCGGATGGCTGGAATTTGCGGAACGGGAATGAAGCCTGACGACCTGATCGGTGCATGGGCTTGTAGCGCGTGTCACGATGAAATCGACCGACGCACCCATAATCTCGACAACAAAGACGCCAGACTTTACCACCTCGAAGGCGTGATCAGGACGCAGGCGATACTGCTGAAGGAGGGGAAGATTAAGCCATGAACGAATATCAGTTTGTGCTTCCATACCCGCCGTCGGTGAATACCTACTGGCGAAGACGGGGAAGTCAATACTACATCAGCGATAAAGGCCAGAAATACCGAAAAGACGTTCAGCAAATCATCCGCCAACTTAAGTTAGACATTTTCACCAAATCACGACTCCGCATCAAAGTCATCGCAGACGTTCCAGACTCCCGCCGCCGCGACCTCGACAACATCCTGAAAGGTTTACTCGACTCACTTATCCACGCCGGATTTGCGGAAGACGACGAGCAATTCGATGACATTCGCGTAATTCGTGGTGTGAAAGTACCGGGCGGACGGCTTGGAATAAAAATCACCGAACTGGAGAACGTATGAACGCCACAATTCAAACGATACCAGAGCTTCTTATCCAGACACGAGGCAATCAGACCGAAGTGGCGAGGATGCTTTCCTGCGCAAGAGGAACAGTGCTCAAGTACAACCGAGACAGCAAAGGCGAGCGTCACGTAATAGTTAACGGCGTCCTGATGGTCAAACAGGGCAAGAGGGGAAGACGATGAGACTCGAAAGCGTAGCTAAATTTCATTCGCCAAAAAGCCCGATGATGAGTGACTCACCACGGGCTACGGCTTCTGACTCTCTTTCCGGTACTGATGTGATGGCTGCTATGGGGATGGCGCAATCACAAGCCGGATTCGGAATGGCTGCATTCTGCGGTAAGCATGAACTCAGCCAGAACGACAAACAAAAGGCTATCAACTATCTGATGCAATTTGCACACAAGGTATCGGGGAAATACCGTGGTGTGGCAAAGCTCGAAGGAAATACTAAGGCAAAGGTACTGCAAGTGCTCGCAACATTCGCTTATGCGGATTATTGCCGTAGTGCCGCGACGCCGGGCGCAAGATGCAGAGATTGTCACGGTACAGGCCGTGCGGTTGATATAGCAAAAACAGAGCAGTGGGGGAGAGTTGTTGAGAAAGAGTGCGGAAGATGCAAAGGCGTCGGCTATTCAAGGATGCCAGCAAGTGCCGCATATCGCGCTGTAACGATGCTAATCCCAAACCTTACTCAACCCACCTGGTCACGCACTGTTAAGCCGCTGTATGACGCTCTGGTGGTGCAATGCCACAAAGAAGAGTCAATCGCAGACAACATTTTGAATGCGGTCACACGTTAGCAGCATGATTGCCACGGATGGCAACATATTAACGGCATGATATTGACTTTTTGAATAAAGTTGGGTAAATTTGACCAAACGATGGATAAATGCACTCGTTAAATAAAGCCCTGAGTTAATAGCTCGGGGCTTTTTGCGTTTTAAGCACGGCCTTTCTGAAAGCACATCAAACCAAATACCAGACAGACAAAAATAATCACCTTATCCGCTGTGGCTACGGTGCGGTGTGCTTTGCATAAAAGAAAACCAGCTCAATGGCTGGCTTCGTGAAAGCGGGTGGCAAGAAGTTGCGCTAACAACCTCCTGCCGTTTTGCCCGTGCATATCGGTCACGAACAAATCTGATTACTAAACACAGTAGCCTGGATTTGTTCTATCAGTAATCGACCTTATTCCTAATTAAATAGAGCAAATCCCCTTATTGGGGGTAAGACATGAAGATGCCAGAAAAACATGACCTGTTAGCCGCCATTCTCGCGGCAAAGGAACAAGGCATCGGGGCAATCCTTGCGTTTGCAATGGCGTACCTTCGCGGCAGATATAATGGCGGTGCGTTTACAAAAACAGTAATCGACGCAACGATGTGCGCCATTATCGCCTGGTTCATTCGTGACCTTCTCGACTTCGCCGGACTAAGTAGCAATCTCGCTTATATAACGAGCGTGTTCATCGGCTACATCGGTACTGACTCGATTGGTTCGCTTATCAAACGCTTCGCTGCTAAAAAAGCCGGAGTAGAAGATGGTGGAAATCAATAATCAACGTAAGGCGTTCCTCGATATGCTGGCGTGGTCAGAGGGAACTGATAACGGACGTCAGAAAACCAGAAATCATGGTTATGACGTCATTGTTGGTGGAGAGCTATTCACTGATTACTCCGATCACCCTCGCAAACTTGTCACGCTAAACCCAAAACTCAAATCAACAGCAGCCGGGCGCTATCAGCTTCTTTCCCGTTGGTGGGATGCCTATCGTAAGCAGCTTGGCTTGAAAGATTTCTCTCCGAAAAGCCAGGACGCAGTTGCACTGCAGCAGATTAAAGAGCGTGGCGCTTTACCTATGATTGATCGCGGTGATATCCGTCAGGCAATCGACCGTTGCAGCAATATCTGGGCTTCACTGCCGGGCGCTGGTTATGGTCAGTTCGAGCATAAGGCTGACAGCCTGATTGCAAAATTCAAAGAGGCTGGCGGAACGGTCAGAGAGATTGAGGTATGAGCAGAGTAACCGCGATTATCTCCGCTCTGGTTATCTGCATCATCGTCTGCCTGTCATGGGCTGTTAATCATTACCGTGATAACGCCATGACCTACAAAGAGCAGCTCGATAAAAAAGTCAGTGAGATGAAGCAGGCGACTGCCACCATTACTGACATGCAGCGGCGCCAGCGTACTGCTGATGCACTTGATGCTAAATACACGAAGGAGTTAGCTGATGCGAAAGCTGAAAATGATGCTCTTCGGCGCAAGCTTGATAATGGTGGCAGGGTGCTCGTCAAAGGAAAATGCCCTGTGCCATCCTCAGCCGAAACCTCCAGCACCTCCGGCATGGGCAATGATGCCACCGTCGAACTCTCTCCAGTTGCTGGACGAAACGTTCTCGGTATTCGGGACGGAATCATCAGCGACCAAACAGCACTGAGAACGCTTCAGGAATACATCAGGACGCAATGCCTTCGATGATAGCGATAATTTTACTCATCATCCTTCACATCTGGCTCTGTAGACAGGGTGGTGATCACTTCTGGAGTGAATCCAGATTAAACATCTCATTGCTGATGCTTGATATTGAGCATCTGGCGCGCGGTAAGGGGCTGCGTTGAGATAAGAGCCAGTAATTACAAACACCAGGATTTAGCCTCGCATTCGCGGGGCTTTTTTACATCTGCAGTAAACCGCGCATCGCAGCGCGTAACAATCCCGAGTCTTTCAGAAAGCTGAGCCTGAGAATTGCCGTATATGGTGGCGACCATCTCGGGGCGGCTTTTCTGTGCGAACAGGCTCATCTTTCTAAAAGGTAAGACGCTATGAATATCGTTCCACTAAATTACAAAGGCGAACCTATCCGCTTCAATACTGATGGCTGGATTAATGCCACTGATATTGCAAAACGTTTCGGGAAGCGTCTGGATCACTGGTTGTCCAACGCTGAAACTCTCGAATACGTTAGAGCTCTGGATGAGGTTTATTCAGGTGAACCATCGAAAATTCTACATACCCGTGATTCCGGGTATGTAAAAACAAGCAAGGCACGAAAGGACAGGGGTGGCGGAACATGGCTGCATCCAAAGTTATCAGTTGCCTTTGCAAGATGGTGCGATCCGAAATTCTCCGTATGGTGCGACCTGCACATTGATAGTCTGCTTCGCGGTGAACTGACTGAGCAGCAGAAATATGAGCAAGCATGTCGCATTCGCGATGACCGGAAATCAAAAGCCAGCAATGGGGCAAGAGAGATGGCTCGCTGGCGATGGGATAAGCCGGTTATTGAAGCAAATGTCGAGTACTGGCGCGAGCAACTGCAGTTGACTCTCGATATTGCGTGCTGATGGCAAACGCAAAACTGCGTTATCGGAAAAATCAAAGCATTACGAGAACTGAGCAACGGCTATCCATTACAAAGCCCATCAACGGGTGGGCTTGATAATGAAACCGGAATTTATTCTAGGTAACCAGTTACGGCAGTACCACGAAGCAACCCAAGCCAGTAAGTGGGGGAAATAACACTGGCAGCCACTGAAAGATGAACCTCCAGCCTTATGGCAAAAAAGATTCTTTGTGGTGGCGGACTGATGGAAAGACATCGGTTATTGCAGAGGCCATTCAATGAATGGTCTCGACAATGGCTTATACCCTACACGGGATAACTTAACTGATATCCCTTTTAACGGATAAACGGAGCCAACAATGGCAGAGATTATTCCCATGACTGAAGAACAGAAATTCCAGTTAGAGATTTACAAGCTGGTCATGAACCAGAACGCAGCCGCAGAAGAAGCATTTCAATTCATTGGCACTGACGAACTGAAGCTTGAGCTATTCAAAATTCACTTCCAGTCAGGCGGCGCTAATTCAGATATCACGACCCGCACTATCGAAGCGGTACGTAAATAGAAGGAAGCGTTAGACCTGTTCACTACCGGAGCGTAAACATGGCAACTCAAGGTTTCGACAACCCATCCAAATTCCGTGATGAATGGGATAAGCAAGCAGAAGGGAAATAATCAATATGGCGACTGAGAAAAAGAATGTCGGTCGCCCTTCGGATTACCTGCCGGAGGTGGCTGATGATATCTGTGCGCTTCTTGCCTCCGGGGAAAGTCTGGTTAAGGTTTGCAAGCGCCCCGGCATGCCAGCAAAGGCTACTGTATTTCGCTGGCTGTCAGAGCATGACGAATTTAGAGACAAGTACGCGAAGGCAACTGAGGCGCGAGCTGATTCTATTTTCGAAGAGATATTCGAAATTGCTGACACTGCGATTCCAGATGCCGCCGAGGTGGCAAAGGCAAGACTTCGCGTTGATACCCGCAAATGGGCGCTGGCCAGAATGAATCCCCGTAAGTATGGCGACAAGGTAACTAATGAGCTTGTCGGCAAAGACGGCGGCGCAATCCAGATTGAAACATCACCGATGAGCACTCTATTCGGAAAATGACCTCGATTAATCCTATCTTTGAACCGTTCATTGAGGCGCATCGCTACAAAGTCGCCAAAGGCGGTCGAGGTAGCGGCAAATCATGGGCAATTGCGAGGCTGCTTGTTGAAGCGGCGCGTCGTCAGCCAGTGCGTATTCTCTGCGCTCGTGAACTGCAAAACAGTATCAGCGATTCGGTAATCCGGTTGCTTGAAGATACCATCGAGCGTGAAGGGTATTCGGCTGAGTTTGAAATTCAGCGTTCAATGATTCGTCATCTCGGAACGAATGCTGAATTCATGTTCTACGGCATCAAAAACAACCCGACGAAGATTAAATCGCTCGAAGGCATTGATATCTGCTGGGTGGAAGAAGCGGAAGCGGTAACGAAGGAATCATGGGATATCCTGATACCAACCATCCGCAAGCCGTTTTCCGAAATATGGGTGAGCTTTAACCCGAAAAACATCCTCGACGATACCTATCAGAGATTCGTTGTAAATCCTCCCGATGATATTTGCCTGCTGACGGTGAACTACACCGACAACCCGCACTTTCCTGAAGTTCTCCGTCTGGAGATGGAAGAGTGCAAACGCAGAAATCCGACATTGTATCGTCACATCTGGCTTGGTGAGCCAGTAAGCGCAAGTGATATGGCAATCATCAAACGTGAATGGCTTGAAGCCGCAACCGATGCGCACAAGAAACTCGGATGGAAAGCGAAGGGCGCGGTTGTCTCTGCGCATGACCCGTCAGATACAGGACCGGATGCTAAAGGTTACGCATCGCGTCACGGTTCGGTAGTTAAGCGCATTGCCGAAGGTCTGCTGATGGACATCAACGAGGGTGCTGACTGGGCTACTTCGCTGGCGATTGAAGACGGCGCTGACCATTACCTGTGGGATGGTGATGGTGTTGGTGCTGGGCTACGCAGACAGACAACGGAAGCGTTCTCCGGCAAGAAAATCACCGCCACGATGTTCAAGGGTAGCGAATCGCCATTCGATGAAGATGCACCATATCAGGCCGGAGCATGGGCCGATGAAGTCGTACAGGGCGACAACGTTCGCACTATTGGCGATGTGTTCCGCAATAAGCGAGCGCAATTCTATTACGCGCTGGCTGACAGGCTGTATCTGACATATCGGGCGGTTGTTCACGGTGAGTATGCAGACCCCGACGACATGCTGAGTTTCGACAAAGAAGCGATAGGCGAGAAGATGCTGGAGAAGCTGTTTGCAGAACTGACGCAGATTCAGCGCAAATTCAATAACAACGGGAAGCTGGAGCTAATGACTAAGGTCGAAATGAAGCAGAAGCTCGGTATTCCATCTCCTAACCTGGCTGATGCGCTGATGATGTGTATGCATTGCCCAGAGTCGGCTGCGCAACCCGACTATTCCAGTTACTCAATTCCTTGTGGTGTAGGTTGATATGGCAGAAAAAAAGATGACTGACTGGCATCGCAAGGTGCTGTGCAACTTTGATAATGCCTGGTCAGCAACGCAGGATATGCGTGAGCAGATTATTGAGGCTCAACGTTTCGTCCGGGTATCCGGCGCACAGTGGGAAGGCAGCACAAACGCTGGTTACTCATTTGATGAAGGCAGGTTTGAGCATTACCCGCGCTTTGAACTGAATAAGATTGCCCGTGAATGTGATCGCATCATTGGCGAGTATCGACAGAATCGCATAAGCGTTAAATTCAGGCCGAAGGACGATAAGGCATCGGAAGCGTTAGCCGAAAAGATGAACGGCAAATTCCGCGCTGACTATCAGGAAACATCCGGTGGCGAAGCGTGTGATAACGCATTTGATGATGCTGTAACGGGCGGATTCGGTTGTTTCCGCATGTGTGCCGATTACGAAGATGAAATGGATCCGAGTAACGAGCAGCGACGCATCAGTCTTCTTCCTGTTTACGACCCAGCGACATGCGTCTTCTTCGATCAGGACAGCAAGCAATATGACCGCTCTGATGCTATGTGGGCTATGGAAATGTTCTCCATGACGCCTAAAGCGTTCGAGGCTGAATACCCTGATTCCATCGCTGCAAGTCTTTCTCGTGATGACACTGGCACTCAATATGACTGGTCAACTCCTGATGCTATCTATGTTGGTCGCTACTATGAAGTCCGCATAGAGAAGGTGAAGCTCACGGCATGGCGTAACCCTGTTAGCGGAGAAACGGCAATCTATGATGAAGAGCAAATCAAAGATATTGTTGACGAGCTAACCGATGGTGCATTCGAGCTGATCGGTGAGAGGACAGTGAAGAAACGCAGAGTTTATTGCGGTCTTCTGTCTGGCGCTGAATGGCTGGAAGAACCGAAGCGTATTCCGGGTGAACATATTCCTCTCATCCCGGTATATGGGCGTCGCTCATTTGTTGATAATCAGGAGCGAATCGAAGGCCACGCAGCAAAAGCGATGGATGCGCAGCGTCTTGAGAACCTGATGGTTTCCATGATTGCAGATAACGCTACTCAGGCTGGCGGTGATGGCATTCCTATCGTGGATGTTGATTTCATTCCCGGTCCATTAATGAATCACTGGGCAGAGAGGAATAAGAAAAGACCTGCAGTTCTTCCCATGACCAGCAAGAAGGACAAAAACGGAACGGTCATTTCAGAGGCTCAGGTTGCTGGCTGGACACCTCCGACACAAATGCCTCCTGCTCTTGCCGGGCTATTGCAGTACACCGGAACGGCTATTCAGCAAATTACAGGTGCGTCGCAGCTTGAGAACATGCCGAGCAACGTCGCTACCGATACCGTTGATAGCATCTTTAATCGGATGGACACGCAGTCCTATATCTACATGGACAACATGGCTAAATCCATGCGCCGTGCTGGCGTCGTGTGGCTTTCTATGGCTCGTGAAGTCTATGGCAGCGATACGCCAATGCGCATCGTTAATGAGGATGGCAGCGATGACGTGGCGCTGATGACTGGTGAAGTGGTTGACCGTCAGACAGGGCAGGTTATCGCGCTTAACGACCTTTCGCAGGGTAACTATGAAGTGACTGTCGATGTCGGTCAGTCGTTCGCTACTCGCCGTGATGCAACGGTTAAGTCGTTACTTTCCATGCTGGCACTTATCCCACCAGGAACGCCGAAGCACGACCTTGTATCGTCGATGATTCTCGAAAATATGGACGGCGAAGGGATGGACGACCTTAAAGAATACAACCGCAATCAGTTGCTTCTGTCTGGCGTTATCAAGCCGAGAACGCCTGAAGAACAGCAGATGGTTGAGCAGGCGAAACAACAACAGGCCAGTCAGCCGGATCCGGCTATGGTTGCAGCGCAAGGTCAGCTTCTGGCTGGTCAGGCTGAATTGCAGAAAGCGCAGAACGAACAGGCAGCCATTCAGGTTAAAGCATTCCAGGCACAGACTGATGCTCAGGTTGCTGCGGCAAATGTTGTGAAAATCCTCGCATCTGCCGATAGTCAGCAGAAATCTGATATCCGCGAGGCTCTGAAACTTCTCGGACAGTTCCAGCAACAGCAAGGAGACAATGCCCGTGCTGATGCAGAGCTTGTCCTGAAGAGTCAGGCGCAGGGCCATGCGCAGCGCATGGACATCAACAGCATCCTGCAAAAATCAACTCAGCAACAACCACAGCAGTAATTAACCCATAACGTGCAATGGCTGTCTTTATGAGGCCTGGCACCCTATTGCCTTCCGATGGGCTGAACATCGAGTAAACAGGGGTAACAAATGGACCAGATGGCAGAAAACACACCAGAAGTTGAAATCGAAACCGACGCGTCAGAGCAGATTCCTGATGATGTCGAACTGGCTGAAGAAGTCGAAACAGAAGATGGCAGTGAGTCCTCAGGCAATGATGCAGAGGAGGCTACTGAAACTGATGACGACGAATCAGAACAGGAATTCTACTTTGGTGACGAAAAGCTGGATTCGCCAACCAGCGAAGATGGCGCTGAGCATGGACTGGTAAAACACCTGCGCAAGACGATTAAAGAGAAAGACCGCGAGCTGAAAGAGCTGATGCGTCAGTCTCAGAAACCCGTCGAGCAGCAGCCGGCAATCACTCAACCACCGCGAATGCCAAAACTGGATGATGAGGACATCGGTTTCGATGAAGAAATCTACCAGCAACGCATGGCTAAGTGGGCAGAGGATAACGGTAAGTACCAGCAACAGGAGATGGCTCGCAAGCAGAAGGAGCAGGAGCTTCAGGCTGCCTATCAAGAGCGATTATCCAAATATCAGCAACGTGTTAAGGCTCTCAAAGTTCCTGGCTATCAGGAAGCTGAGCAGGCCGTACTCGAGGAAATCCCCATCGAGACACAAAACGCGATCCTGTTTGAGTCAGAGAAGCCGGAAATCGTTGTTCTGGCACTCGGTCGCAACGCTGAACTGCGCAAGCAACTGGCAGAAGCTACCAACCCCGTAGCAATTGGTCGTCTGCTGGAACGTATCGAATCGAAGGCCAGAATCATGCCAAAAGCAAAAACCACGGCAGCCACAACCCCGACAGTTAAGGGGAGCAACGGCGCAGTAATCAATAACCTCGACAAACTGAAAGCCAAGGCGCTGGAAACTGGTGACTGGACGCCGTATTTCGCCGCTAAAAAGGCAAAAAAATAACCTATCGGAGCATTAAGCATGGCTAACCAATTAGCAAAAGACCTTGAAATCATGTTCGAAAACTACGTTGAAGGCTTTGAGGCCGCCTGCGTAGTTTCCCGTAACGCTAAAAAATTCCGTCCCGGTGATACAGCAATGCAGCGAGCAGGTGATGTTCTGTATCGTCCGCAGCATTACCACATGAACATTGAGGAAGGCCTCGATCTCAGCAGCAAAACGCCAACAGCACTGGTTCAGCGCCTTGTTCCTTCAGTGTTCAAGGAGCCGAAAAACATTCTGTACACTCTGGATGCGCGTGAAATGCGTGACCCTGAGCATAAAACTGAAGCTGGTCGCGCCGCAGGTATGCGCCTTGCTGCACAGATTGACTCGGACCTGATTTCCATGGTCACGCAGCGTGCTACTAACGTGATCACAATGGCTGACTCAACCACAGGTACACAGGGCCGTGATTTGTGGAACTGTGCGGCAGGTATTGATGCCACCATGACGGCGATTGGTGTACCTCAGGGTATAAACCGTCGCTCTTTCTGGAACCCCTTCAACTACAAAGACCTTGCTGGCGAGCTTGGTCACCGTGCCTATGCTCAGGGCGCAACCCTGACAGCATACGAAAAAGCGCAGATCCCTCCGGTTGCGTCCTTCGATAGCTACAAGACCGATATTTCTGGTCGTGTTCCGAAAGGTACAGCAACTTCCCTGACGCTGGCGGCTGAACCTGCGCACAAGGTTGAAGCGAAAGATGCCAACGATATGCCAGTGGATAACCGACAGGGGACCATTACGGTATCTGCATCTGGTTTGCAGGTTGGCGATGCGTTCACCATTGCTGGCGTGAATTCTGTACACCAGATCACCAAAGACACCACCGGGCAGCCGCAGGTATTCCGCGTTCTGGCAGTAAGCGGAACGACAGTAACTATCTCCCCGAAAATTCTGCCGCCTGACAACGCAGATGTTGCCAGCCGTCCATATGCAAACGTTGATGCTAACGCGGCAAATGGTGCAGCAATTACCATTCTCAACAAAAATGCAGCACCGGCTAACCTGTTCTGGGCTGATGGTTCTGTTGAACTGATGTACGGAAAACTGGCGTTCCCGACTGGTCAGGGTCCACAGGTAATGACAGCAACCACCGAGCAGGGCGCTACGCTGATCATGTCTTACGCCTTCGACCACATCAAAGGCGTAACCACTGCTCGTTTCACCACTCTGTACGGTTGCTCTGTACTTGTTCCTGAATATACGGGCATCGTTATTGCCGGGCAGTAATTTTGGTGGGGCTTCGGCCCCATTTTTATTGGGAGAAGACAATGGCACGAACAATGCTCTATAAGCCTGGAAACATGATCACCTGTGGTCAGTTTGCTGTCGATTACATCATTGTTGATGACGAAGAAGTTAAATCTCACCTGAAAAAAGGCTGGGTAAAAACCCCTGAAGAAACCGCAACGAAGCAAAAAGTGGCTAAGGCGGAAGAAGATGGCGAAAACGAAGGGTGATCTCGTTCTTAAGGCTTTACGAAAAGCCGGGCTGTATTCCAATGCCACGTTGACAGATGCCGACCCTCAGGCAATAGAAGATGCCATTAATGACCTCGAAGACATGATGGCAGCATGGCAGGCGAAAGGTATCGAGCTTGGATATCAGTTTGCTGATACAGAAAACGGCATCATGCCGTTACCTGACGATGATTCAGGTATCCCTGCATGGGCAAATGATGGCGTCGCTTTGAAACTCGCTGTGCAAGTGTGCATGGATAACGTCATTCAGCCGTCAGACGCTCTCCTTACCGCTGCTGACAGTGCATATCAGACAATCTGTATCGCTTTAACCAAAATACCACCACTTGAGCGACGAAATGACATGCCTCGCGGTAGTGGTAACAAAAGCGCGTTTACGTGGAATCGGTTTTACATCGAGAAAGATGATCCGAGTACGTGAGGTGAATAAATGCCGATTCAGCAACTTCCGCTTATGAAAGGTGTCGGCAAAGACTTTCGAAACGCCGACTATATCGACTATCTGCCAGTAAATATGTTGGCTACACCCAAAGAAATCCTTAACAGCAGCGGATATCTTCGCTCATTCCCGGGCATTGCAAAACGTTCTGATGTGAACGGTGTATCTCGAGGCGTCGAGTACAACATGGCGCAGAATGCTGTTTATCGCGTGTGTGGTGGCAAGCTGTACAAAGGAGAAAGTGAAGTCGGTGATGTTGCCGGAAGTGGTCGCGTATCAATGGCGCATGGTCGGACATCACAGGCGGTAGGCGTTAATGGTCAACTTTTCGAGTATCGCTATGATGGCACGGTTAAAACCGTCTCAAACTGGCCTGCAGACAGCGGATTTACGCAGTATGAATTAGGTTCGGTTCGTGACATTACTCGCTTACGTGGGCGTTATGCGTGGTCAAAAGACGGTACTGATTCATGGTTTATCACTGATCTTGAAGACGAATCGCATCCTGACCGCTACAGCGCACAATATCGGGCAGAATCACAGCCTGACGGCATCATCGGCATCGGAACATGGCGAGACTTCATCGTCTGCTTTGGCTCATCGACGATTGAATATTTCTCCCTGACTGGTGCAACCACAGTTGGTGCTGCTTTGTATGTCGCACAGCCATCGCTGATGGTGCAGAAAGGCATTGCCGGGACTTACTGCAAAACGCCGTTTGCTGATTCGTATGCGTTCATCAGCAATCCGGCAACAGGTGCGCCGTCTGTGTACATCATCGGTTCCGGTCAGGTGTCACCAATCGCCAGCGCGAGCATTGAGAAAATCCTCCGCTCCTACACTGCTGATGAACTGGCTGATGGTGTGATGGAATCGCTGCGATTTGATGCTCATGAGTTGCTGATTATCCACCTTCCGCGCCATGTTCTCGTGTACGACGCATCTTCAAGCGCCAATGGTCCGCAATGGTGTGTGTTGAAAACTGGCTTGTATGACGATGTGTACCGCGCTATCGACTTCATTTACGAAGGCAATCAGATAACGTGCGGCGATAAGCTGGAATCGGTGACCGGGAAATTGCAGTTCGATATCAGCAGTCAGTATGGTCTTCAACAGGAACACTTGCTGTTTACTCCACTGTTCAAAGCGGATAACGCCAGATGCTTCGACCTTGAGGTTGAATCGTCAACTGGCGTTGCGCAGTACGCTGACCGCCTTTTTCTCTCTGCAACCACTGACGGCATCAATTACGGGCGTGAGCAGATGATTGAGCAGAATGAACCGTTCGTTTACGACAAACGCGTTTTGTGGAAGCGGGTCGGACGCATCAGGAAAAATGTCGGCTTCAAATTGCGCGTTATCACGAAGTCACCTGTCACTCTGTCTGGCTGCCAGATAAGGATTGAGTAATGGCGGATTCGAATCTCAATGTGCCGGTAATCATCCAAGCTACGCGGCTCGATACATCAATCCTTCCACGCAATATCTTCTCGCAGTCATATCTGCTGTACGTTATCGCACAGGGTGCTGATGTTGGTAACGTGGCGAATAAGGCCAACGAGGCCGGACAGGGCGCTTATGATGCACAGGTCAGGAACGATGAGCAGGATGTGATACTGGTCAATCACGAAATTCGACTGGCATCGGCCGAAGCGAAGATTCAGGACCACGAAACAAGGATCACTAACGCAGAAGCGGCGATAGTCGGCCTTGATTCACGATTAACGACAGCAGAAAACGATATTGATTATCTGACGGATGAAGTTGTCGCCATTCAAAACACGCTTTCAGGCCATGAAACGCGCATCGATGCTCTGGAGTATGCCACTACTCGCAAGAAGTCAGAGGTTGTTTACTCTGGCGTATCAGTAACCATCCCGACAGCGCCGACCAACCTTGTTAGCCTGCTGAAAACGCTCACGCCGTCATCCGGCACGTTGGCACCATTCTTCGACACCGTTAACAACAAGATGGTTGTGTTCAACGAGAACAAAACCCTGTTCTTCAAGCTGTCGATTGTCGGGACGTGGCCCAGCGGAACCACCAACAGATCAATGCAGCTAACCTTTTCCGGCTCTGTTCCTGATACACTGGTAAGCAGTCGTAACTCGGCGACAACAACCGATAACATCCTGTTAGCTACGTTCTTCAGCGTGGATAAAGACGGTTTTCTTGCCACAAATGGCAGCACGTTAACCATTCAGTCAAATGGTTCGGCGTTTACTGCCACAACTATCAAGATAATCGCGGAGCAGTGATGATTCAGTTCAAACCAACGCGAAACATCGACCTGATCGAAGCTGTAGGAAATCACCCTGACATTATCGCCGGAAGCAATAACGGTGATGGATACGACTACAAACCTGATTGCCGTTACTTTGAGGTGAACGTGCACGGGCAGTTCGGCGGCATTGTTTACTATCAGGAGATTCAGCCGCTGACATTCGATTGCCACGCCATGTACCTGCCAGAGATTCGCGGCTTCAGCAAGGAAATCGGGATGGCGTTCTGGCGATACATTCTGACTAACACCACCGTTCAGTGCGTCACATCGTTCGCCGCACGCAAATTCCGCCACGGTCAGATGTACTGCGCAATGATTGGACTTAAGCGTGTAGGAACCATCAAGAAATACTTCAAAGGCGTGGATGACGTGACATTTTACAGTGCTACACGCGAAGAACTAATCGAATTCCTGAATCACGGGAGATAGCCATGTTATATGCATTTAAGCTGGGCAGAAAACTGCGCGGCGAGGAACCTTATTGCCCTGAAAAAGGCGGGAAAGGTGGCAGCTCTGATAAAAGCGCAAAGTATGCAGCAGAAGCTCAGAAGTATGCCGCAGACCTGCAAAATCAGCAGTGGCAGACGATCATGAAAAACCTTGCTCCGTTCACGCCTCTTGCGGAGCAGTATGTTAACCAGCTTCAGAACCTTTCCAGTTTAGAAGGTCAGGGGCAGGCACTTAATCAGTATTACAACTCTCAGCAGTATAAAGACCTTGCAGGTCAGGCTCGTTACCAGAGTCTTGCTGCTGCGGAGGCGACGGGTGGACTTGGTTCGACAGCCACAAGCAATCAACTGGCTACGATCGCGCCGACTCTCGGTCAGTCTTGGCTATCAAACCAGATGAGCAATTACAACAATCTGGCAAACGTTGGTCTTGGTGCTCTGCAAGGTCAGGCAAACGCCGGGCAGACGTACGCCAACAACATGAGCAGCATTGCACAGCAAAGCGCAGCTCTTGCCGCTGCTAATGCCAATAAACCATCAAGTCTTCAGACTGCAATTAGCGGTGGCACGTCTGGTGCGATTGCCGGTGCAGGTCTTGCCAGCCTTTTGGGAACTTCAACGCCTTGGGGCGCTGGCATTGGTGCTGGTATCGGATTGCTTGGCTCGTTGTTTTAAGGGGTAATAATGGCTACTTGGCAAGGATCAAATGGCGGATTGTTGGCTGGTATCGGCGGCGTCAACTCAAACGCTCCGAGCGTAAATGACATCGGCAATACGCTTCAGCTTATCAGGCAGAACAATGATATTGAGCGTTCAGGCGCTAACAATGTTGGGCTGACTGCTTTGCAAGGCCTTTCAGGTATTGCAGGGGTGTTTCAGCAGGAAAAGCAGGCTCAGCGGCAGAAAGAATTTCAGCAGGCGTACGCTAATGCTTATGCGTCTGGTGATCGCGGTGCTTTGCGTCAGTTGGCTACTCAATATCCAGACCAGATTGAATCCGTTCGTAAAGGCATGGGATTCATTGATGAAGACCAGCGCAATTCTATCGGCACCTTAGCGGCTGGCGCTCGTCTTGCGGCATCGTCTCCAGAAGCAATGCAATCATGGCTGCAAAACAACGCCAAGGAACTGACTCGCGTCGGTGTTGACCCTAATAACGTTGCTCAGATGTATCAGCAGAATCCTTCAGGATTTGGTGAGTTTGTTGATCACCTTGGGATGGCTGCGCTTGGTCCGATTGATTACTTCAATGTTCAGGACAAGATGGCTGGTCGCCAACTTGAGAAAGGGCGATTGGATGAAAGCATCCGTCAGGCTGACATGGAGAACGCGAGAGGATGGGCAAATATCCAAAACGCTCAACTAGACAGGGCTCAGCGGGCACAAATGCATAATGATAACGTAGCCCTGAAGTTGCAGGAATTAGGGATGAAACAACAGGAAAGCGGAAAGATTGACCCAAAACTTGTTCGAGATCTGAATAGTGATATTAATGGGTTCTCAAAGAATTATTCTGCAATGCGCAGTGCTTCTGACAACCTACAAGCCCTTGGGAAGCGCAACACTCCAGCCGCGCAGTTGGGAATGATTTTCAACTATATGAAATCGCTGGATCCGCAATCTGTGGTACGCGAAGGTGAGCAAGTGCAGGTAAAACGCACTGATGGAATATTCGGCACACTTGGTAACTATGTTAGCCAATTATCTAACGGCAAGATGCTGAATAATGAGCAAGTCCAAGACTTAATCAACACCTCAAAACTGATGGCAAATACTGAAGGCGAAAAGTTTAATCAGCAAATGGATGATTATCTTTCAACTTATGGAGATTCTCTCCCCAGCGGACTAACTAAGCAATTGCAATCCAGAAAAGCCAAGCTGTATGAAGATATTCAGCAGCCTGCGCAACAACAGACACAACAAGCAACATCTGGCGGTCAAACATTTCGAGAAGGTATGACCGCGAAAAATCCTAAAACTGGTCAGAAAATTATTTACAGGAACGGACAATGGCAACCAATGTAGGTTTACCAGAGGGGTTTGTTCTGGATGAACAGCCTGATAACTCACAACTTCCTGATGGCTTTGTGCTTGATTCCCAACCAGAACAGCAGCAATCTCCTTTGGTTTCACCAGAGGAAAATTCCAGACAGGAAAATGTTGTTAATAATGCTAACGGTTTCGACCGTTTTATGTATGGCGTTCTCAGTGGATTGATGGATGTTGGTAAAGGTGTTGGCCTGTTTCAGGATATGACACCAGAAGAGCAAGCCGCAATTCAGTCTCTACAGCAGAAGTTAGCGGCAAAACCATCAACCGCACAAGATGTTGGTGAGTTTGTTGGACAAGCAGCGCCATTTGTTAGTGGTGGTGGGATTATTTCTCAGGTTCCGAAAGGGGCGGCAAGGCTGGCTGCCGCCGCAGGGCTTGGTGCTGGAGAAGGGGCTATTGTAGCCAATGGAACAAATAGCGATGTTGCTTCCGGCGCTGCTATTGGCGCTGTGGCTGGCCCTGTAGCCGAGATTGTTGGTCCAGCGCTTGGGAAGATTGCAGGAAAAATTAAAAATAGTGCCGGAGATATTTATCGCTCATCCGTAGGGATGGGCAGTAAATCATCTAAAGCAACGTTAAAGAAAGCTGCTGGTGCAATGGATAATAAATTTATTGGTGGGCAACGAGCTATTCAAGATTTCGCCGATGAAGTTAATCCTGATTTTAACGCGATAAATGCTATTCGTGAGCTAGAACTGGAAAATTATGCCACTCCAGGCATGATCTCTAATAATCCTGCTGTCAGGGCTCTTGATAATGCAGTGGCAAGTCTCCCTGGAACAGAGATTAGTGAGGCGCATAAGCGTTTTATTACTGAATTAGGAAGAAAAGCTGATGAAATGATAACTTCATTTGGGGGAAACCTTGATAAGCAACTGGTTTCTGACAGGCTTGCAGATAATTTTGATAAAACCATTTCATCATTACAAAATCAGTCAGATAACATCTACAACAAAATTGCCGAAAAGGTACCTGTAAGAGACCGGATTGAGGCAACTAATACATTGAATTTTTTAGAGGATTTTGCTGATGACATAGGTGGAATTGATGAATTATCTCCAATAATGAAGCGGACATTGAACCGACTTGATCCAAACACCTTGCCAACGTATGGGCGTTTAGATCTCGCTAGAAAGCAGGTTGGACAAGCTATTGGCAAAGGCTCTGGTCCATTCAAGGATGAAGAAACAGGTGTTCTTAAAAAGTTATATGCAGCCATAACAGATGACCAACAGGCTGTCGCAGAAAAATATGGCGCAGGGGAATTATGGACGCTTGGTAAGGAGTTGGTAAAAAAACGAAAATCCATTGAAGATGATGCTGTAACCGTCTTGGGTAGAAAACTTCAGCAATCAGCAATTCCAAAAGTTGAAAGTGCTGTTGTTAATATGGCAAAAGGAAACGGTGGCGACTTTAGGCAATTAATGAAGTCGATTCCAAAGGATATGCGGCAGGAAGTTGCGCTCACCTCAATGAATAAAGCATTTACCAGCTATGCCAAATCACCTGGTCAGCAATTAGGAGTTGATGGATTTGTAAAATGGTATAACGGAATGTCACGCAATGGGGCCAATATGAAGGCTCTCCGTGATGCTATTGGCACAGATGCATCAAAGCGCCTTGATACGATTTATCAAGCAGCTAAGGCTATGAATAGACTCAATACTGGTAAGCAGTATGCTAGTAGTCTTGTGGATCAGCAAGTTAATAACTTTCTGAAAGAAAAGGGTAGTCTCGCAAAAATTTATGGAATAGCCTCAAAAGCTGCTGCGGCGGAAGGTATTACAAGCTTATCTGGTCTTCCTGGTGTAGGTGCAACAGGGGTGATAACGTCCGCATTGATGTCAGGGAAAACAAGCAGGATAAAGGCTGCTGATGCTCTACTGTCTTCTCCTGAGTTTAAATCAATGCTATTTCGCCTGCAAAACGCACCAGTAGACAGAGCAGAAGTGAGACGCGTAATAGAAAGGAAACTGATGCAATCTGGGGCATTTAAGAGATGGGAGAAAACCTTATCAACAGATGAAGCAAAAACCATTGCCCGCACGGGGATTATTACATGGCTCGCTAGTGACAGTTAGTCAACTTTGGTTATTTTGCCTTCTTTTTCTTGATGAACTTTGCATCCATCATCTTTTGATAGCCAAACTAAAAACTTTAAAACCTTAAACACAAGTACGGCTACTGCAATGAAAGCACCAATCGCAATTATTGCTAGTGAAATTATTTGCATTGGTGCTTTTAATGCTGGGAAAACAGTGTAAATGAGCAAAAAAACAGCAATTATGATGAGCCATTGCTTCATGTTGTCCTCCCAGGTTTTATTGGTAAGATCACTGCTTTATTTTGGTATCATGGGTTTCACTAGCGGCTTCCTTCGCAGTCGGCTCAGAAACCTTGAAGTAAGATTGAATCTGCGGAAGCGTTATGATTACCGCAAGCATAGCGAGAACCGCACCAACGAGCCATTGGGTCGCGGTCATGGATGTTTTAATGCCATCAATTTGACCTTTGAGCCCTGCAACTTCGCCATTGCTAGCGAATATCTGTCCCTTAATTTCATTAAGTGACTGATTCATAGCTGTAAATTGCTTAGATTGGAATTCTCTGAAAGCTGAAATTTCAGCGCGCATGTTAGCAGATATTAACTCAATTTCTGCTTTGTTTTGACCAAGCTTCGCGTCAATCTCTTCTCTTGATGGGCTGCCCATAGCATGCTCCTCAGTGTATTGTTTTCCAAGATAAGCGATATTATTGTTTTTGGTTATATCATTCTTGGTAACTGGAGGCGAAGCATTGGACTTTTCTCCTATGCCACCTGTCGACCCCATACGACCAAGCGTTCTCTTTTTCTCCGCTGCATGATCAGCATTTACGGCAGGAAAAGTAATCATGGCTCTGTCAGCTTAATTTTTTTGATTCTTCGTGTTGAGAAACTATATACTTAGCCAGTTCAAGAAGTTGATTTTCACTCATGCGAATGTTGGCAATTTGGTATCTAACTGGCTGAATCTCCTCATTATTAACCCAGTCTGAAACATGCTTAAAAAATGCTATTGAACCAAATCTTGCTCCGACATCCCCAAAAGACGAGTAAGCAAATCCATCAGCATACTCATTTACAGCATCACTTGAGTCCTTGAAGATGGTTTCTCTGAAGTTCACTTTGGTATCTGTCATATTTATTTATCCTTACCATACATGGTCTTTAGCGTCTCAACATCGTGTTCAAGATCTATCAATCGTGATGCTATAGTTGCAAGGTCTAGTGCTTGAATGTGTTTATTTTTTTCGGTCCACGCTTCAAGTGCCGCGACCATCTCAGCATTTAATGAACGAGAATTAGCCTCAGCAAGTTCAATAAGACGTTCCTTTATCTCTACAGGAAGCCTCAGATTCACTTGAGGGTTTTTGTACTTACGATCAGACATCGCCGCATCCTGAATAATTTTTTACCACAGGATATGTAGGTATCTATTGACTATCAATGCGTACCTAAATACTATGTATGCGTACCACATACAACGGAGGATACAATGAAGGTTAAAACACTGCGTATGCCAGAGAAGCTAGAAAAAATTCTTGAAGAAAAAGCAAAGGAAGAGTGTCGCTCATTCAGTGCAGAAGTAATTAAACGGGTGCTGGACAGCCTGAAGAGGGAGGGGGTAACAGTGTGATTTGCTTGGATGCAGTAGTCAAAGAGATTGTGCTTACCATTTTGAGACCAAATTTTGTTCATGGCGAATCATTTGGCGCGAACGAAAAATTGAGAAGAGAAAGAGTATTCAGTGGCAAGCGCACGTTTTCAGAAGTGATGCTTGATGCGGCAAAGAAATCAAAACAGTGAAGCCCCAACTGCGGGAACAGTCAGGGCTTCGGTATCGTAAAACCACGCATAGGAATTAACGACATGAAAAGTATAGCAACAGCAGTATCTACTATCAATGTACCATTCCACGGCGCAGAGCTTTATGTTGTCAATCACAACGGCGAACCGTACACCCCAATGAAACCTATCGTTGAGGGAATGGGGCTAGACTGGAAATCTCAACATAAGAAGATTTCTCAACGCTTCTCGAAGGGTATGGTGGAAATCACCATACCTTCTGCCGGTGGGGTGCAAGCCATGATTTGTATGGCTTTACGAAAATTGGCAGCTTGGTTGAACAGCATCAGTCCTAACAAAGTCCGCCCTGAAATCCGCGACAAGGTAATCCAGTATCAGGAAGAGTGTGACGATGTGCTCTATGAGTACTGGACTAAAGGCCATGTGGTTAACCCGCGCAAAGCTAAAAAGGCGTTGCCGGGGAAAATCACCACTGAACAGCAGGAAGCCATTAAACAACTCGTCATGAGTCGTGGTCAGTCTCTGCCAAAAGAAAAACAGGCGAAGGCAATGATTACCATGTGGTCGTCACTGAAATCCCATTTTGGATGTTCGTACAAAGAAATCAGTGAGGAGCAGTTTACAGAAGCACTGTCACTTGCAGCTCGAGTTCCACTTGAAGGTGAGTTCATTGGCAAACAAGAGAAGAAAGCAAACGAGCTTTCTGCAAAAGAAGCAAACAGCCTTGTATGGCTATGGGATTATGCCAACCGCTCACAGGCATTATTCCGCGAACTTTATCCGGCATTAAAACAAATTCAATCGAACTATTCCGGCAGATGTCATGACTGCGGTTATGAGTTCTCCCGTATTATCGATATAGCGAGAGACGTTTTAATCAATCACTCACGAGATGTTGATATCAATGAGCCAGACGGACCAACGAATCTTTCCGCATGGATGAGACTTAAGAATAAAGAATTACCTCCTTCAGTACATAACTACTGACAGATAACCAACGCAACAACCCAGCTTCGGCTGGGTTTTTTTATGCCCAAAATTCACCGTAGCTACTCAGCGGCTATGGCCTTGAGAGATAGCACTACACAAAAAGTGTAGTGCAAAAAGCAAACAAATACTCACCGTAGCCACGCTGCAGCGATTCCTTTTATCTGGAGCAGATTAAATGACAGATATTATAAATAGGAATTGTTATTTAATAATATTTGAAAATGAAAATCATGGACGATAGGAATAAAAGTAGTACTTGTTATTTTTAAGTGACGCATTAAACGCATAAAGCATATGTCTGTTGATCAAGATTCTTGCTTGTTGTAAAATAATTGTTTTGTTCATGTTGCATAGTTTTAAAATGGATAGAAGATTATTTTTCAAAACAATTGCATCTTTGTCTGCAGTCATTCCGTTTTCTTCAATATCTAAATTTTCAAACAGGATGACTAATATGCCTGAGATAACTCCAAATGTTGTAATTGGGATGCCTTCTCAACTCTTCACTATGGCGCGTTCTTTTAAAGCCGTAGCTAATGGCAAAATTTATATCGGTAAAATTGACACTGACCCGGTAAATCCTGAAAACCAGATTCAGGTTTATGTGGAGAACGAAGACGGCTCTCACGTTCCTGTTTCTCAACCAATCATCATTAACGCTGCTGGATATCCGGTATATAACGGACAGATTGCCAAATTCGTAACTGTGCAAGGCCATTCTATGGCTGTTTACGATGCTTATGGCACTCAGCAGTTTTATTTTCCAAATGTATTAAAATACGATCCAGATCAGTTTGGCCCAGACTTCAAAGAGCAGTTATCTCAATCAGGAGCATACATTAATGATGATTCAAAAGGTGATGCATTAATTGGTGTAAGGCAGCCATTTACCGGGGCTGTAACTATAACTCAGCATGAAAACAATGCTCTTTTCTTAAATGTAAAACAATTTGGAGCAATTGGGGATGGGAAATATCATCCATTATCTGAGTGGTTTTCTTCAATTTCTGAAGCAAAATCCTTATATCCTTTTGTTGACTCATTATCTCAGTCAATAGACTGGGCCGCGTGGCAAGCTGCCCTTAACACAGGAAAGGTTATTTATGGTACTGATAATGCGTATGTAATAACGGATACGTTAACACCTGTTTCTGGTGGTGGGATAATTTGTCTTGGTGTGGGCAAATGGGTCTCAGGATATACTGCAACATTTGCTCCTGATATTACCACAGGAACCACATTCCTGATGTACGGGGTAGGAAATAAAAAATATACTGTAGATTGTGTTTCTAATATGGATGTTAGTGGTGGTGTGGTTTCTAATCCATCTTCCGAAGACCCGTATACAACAACGGCACCTGCGTCATCATATGATTTATTGGATTTTACTAACGGTGATGCTAATGGGGCTATAAGAGCCACGCTTAAACCATTCTCTGCCGCAATATTGATGCCTGAGACAGGATGTGTTCGTCTTGAGAACTTTCGTATTGTTCCATATTTCAATGGGCTGGATGGTTATAAAGACATTGCAAATACCGGTCTTGGCGATGAGTGGGATGTAGGTATTTGGTCACGTGCTTCTTTTGGCAATGAATACCGCAATTTGCAGGTGGTTGGATACTGGCGCAAGACGGCACTTTTAAAAACGAACATTCCTGTATCTGGCACGCTGGCCGCTCAGGGCGAGGATGAAAACTATTATCACTGTAGATTCCAAGGATTCAAGGGTGTTTCGATCCGCGCCCATGATGTATTCCGAATTACAGCGGTAACGTCCAGCACTATCGAAATCCCATGGTCAGCAAGCCACACCTTCGAAACGTCCGGGGTTTTAAGATCTGGAGGCAGGAATTTCACTTATTCAGGATTATCCGTATCCGGTGATAAGTTAGTATTTACTGGAGTGTCTAACGCTTCTGAGGCAACAGTAGGTTCTACTATACGGCGAAATGACATAGATAACTTTGGTATGGCGGGAACGCAATTTTTCGATTGCTACATTACCAGCCTGTATCACCACACACATCTGCTTGCCACATCGCAATACCTGTCTCAACCATTCAGCCGACCATCAGAGTGTATGGAGGTTTCAGGGGAACCAGTTCGCGGTGTACAGGTACATGCAGGAACCATTCAGGGATGGGATGATGTTCTTATTCATCTACATGACTGTGGAAATATGAACTTTTACAGTACATATTTCGAAAGCCAGCAAGCATATGTAACTATAAATGGTGGTAATGCTATTGGTTATGGAGCACGTATGATAGCTTCCCGGCAATCAACAAGCTCATTACCATATGCAGCAGGGAATACTCGAGTGCTTAGAATGGTCGGGTGCTCTGAAGGCAATGGCGTTGACTGGGGGCATGTATTTAACAACTATACAGGAGGAAGATATAATTCTGGAGACGGTGTATTTAACCCCCGCGATGCATTTATAGACCATAAATCTCTTCCTGAGCAGTCAGGAGGTGAGTCAAGACTCGTATCACAAAAAGGAAATGCCAGAGTAGTATGTGGTGTTGGTAAAACTGTACTGCTTGGACCAACGTCAGGAGATTGTAATTTACAGAGTAATACTGGAAGTTTAAATATTAGAAGTGGGATAAGAGTAAGAATCGGTCACGCTGATGGAACAGACTGGTGGTTGGCAGATGCTAATAAAATAGCTCCTGTTGATGATAATGTTAAAGCTATTGGACAGCCATCAAACAGATGCTCTGTTATTTATGCAGGAACCGGGTCAATCAATACATCAGATGAAACTCTTAAAACAAGATATGATATTCTTAATGCAGAGCGTGATGCCGCTATTGAAATAAAGTCAGTCATCTATAAATTTAAATTTAATGACTCAATTAATCACAAAGGAATTGAGTCGTCCAGGTATCATTTTGGCGTTGGCGCTCAAACCGTAGGGGATATTCTTAGAAAGCATGGTTTAAACCCTGAGCAATATGCTTTTTGGTGTTACGATGAATGGCCTGACGTATGGGATGAAGAGGTGATAACTGAAGAGAGCACAGATCCTGATACAGGTGAGAAAATTTATTCTCAATATAAAACAGGAGATATGATTCTTGTAAAAAAAGCAGGAGGACGCTACGGAATTCGTTATGACGAATTGGCTATGTTTATATTAATGGCAATGTAGTTGCAATAAATGCAGTATATCCCGCATAAAAAATGCGGGATTGTTTTTATCTGGTGTATTTATGAATTTTAAGTAAATTTTAGTATTGATTACTGCATCGCAGTTAAAGCCTCATTACCTATGAGGCAAAACTGAGACACACAAGGCTTTGCACTGGATTGCAAGGCTTTGTGCTATTCGATTGTGGTTGAGGCTGATCACTCTACCTTCTCATCAAGCCAATCCGCCCACCATTGCATCATTTCTCTGCGCTTATCGAGATACTGAGCATGGTTGTAAATTCAGCAAACGACGTAATGTGTTTGACAAAAAATTAGCGCAAGAAGACAAAAAGTCACCTTGCGCTAATGCTCTGTTACAGGTCACTAATACCATCTAAGTGGTTGATTCATAGTGACTGGATATGTTGTGTTTTGTAGCATTGTGTAGTCTATTTTTTAGACTAAAAATATTGTAATGCATTGATATTAATGGTTTTTAATGTTTCACGTTCAGCTTTTTTATACTAACTTGAGCGAAACGGGAAGGTAAAAAGACAAAAAGTTGTTTTTAATACCTTTAAGTGATACCAGATGGCATTGCGCCATCTGGCAGAGTGATTAACTAAACATCGCAGTAATCGAGGCACTCGCCAGAGAGTGAAAATGAACGTTAAACCCGACCATCGCGCCGCTGGCACCTTCATCGACATCAATACGTTCTACATCCAGCGCGTGAACGGTAAAAATGTAGCGATGGGTTTCGCCTTTCGGCGGCGCTGCGCCATCGTACCCGGTTTTACCAAAGTCGGTACGCGTCTGCAAAACGCCGTCTGGCATAGCTACCAGACCAGAGCCAAACCCTTGCGGTAATACGCGGGTATCAGCGGGTAAATTAACAACTACCCAGTGCCACCAGCCGGAGCCGGTTGGCGCATCCGGGTCATAGCAGGTGACAACAAAACTTTTCGTTCCCACAGGAACATCATCCCACGCCAGATGCGGTGAAATATTATCGCCATCGTAACCCATGCCGTTAAAGACATGACGATGCGGCAGCTTATCGCCATCGCGCAGATCGTTACTGATGAGTTTCATTAGAATGCCTCCGGGAAACCTCGGCCTTCAGACCGGGGAGGAAAGGAGGCGGTTTTCCGACTAACTGTACTTTGCATAATCACATTTTCCTCTTTAGTATGTGAACACATGAAACGCGCATATAAATACCGGTTTTACCCGACAACTGAGCAGGCTGAGCTTTTAGCTCAGACGTTTGGCTGTGTGCGCTTCGTCTACAATTCCATCCTTCGTTGGCGTACCGATGCGTACTACGAGCGAAAAGAAAAGATCGGTTATCTACAGGCCAACGCTCGCCTTACGGCGCTCAAAAAAGAGCCTGAATACATATGGCTGAATGATGTTTCCTGCGTTCCCCTCCAGCAGTCGTTGCGCCACCAACAAGCCGCCTTTGCTAACTTCTTTGCCGGACGAGCTGCATATCCGGCTTTCAAAAGCAAACGGCACAAACAGGTGGCTGAGTTCACTGCCAGCGCGTTTAAACACCGTGACGGCGAGTTGTATATAGCAAAGAGCAAGTCGCCGCTGGATGTTCGCTGGAGTCGAGAATTACCATCTGCGCCGTCAACCGTTACCATTTCCAGAGATAGCGCTGGCAGGTACTTTGTTTCCTGCCTGTGTGAGTTTGAACCTGTATCAATGCCTGTTACCGCTAAAACGGTCGGCATTGATGTGGGCTTAAAAGATTTATTCGTCACCGATACCGGATTCAAAACCGACAATCCCCGCCACACCGCTAAATATGCGAAGCGATTAACGCTGCTACAGCGACGTTTAAGCAGGAAGCAAAAAGGCTCAAGAAACCGTATTAAAGCCCGCTTAAAGGTCGCCCGACTCCACGCGAAAATCGCCGATTGCCGGATGGACAATCTGCACAAGTTGTCCCGCAAACTGATTAACGAAAACCAAGTTGTTTGCGTCGAATCCCTCAAGGTGAAAAACATGATCCGCAACCCGAAGCTGTCTAAAGCAATAGCTGACGCAGGCTGGAGCGAACTTGTTCGCCAGCTCCAGTACAAAGGCAAATGGGCCGGGCGGTCAGTGGTCGCCATTGACCAGTATTTACCGTCCTCAAAATGCTGTAGTTGCTGCGGTTTCACCATGCAAAAAATGCCTCTTAATGTTCGTAAATGGCACTGCCCTGAATGCGGCGCAGACCATGATCGCGACATTAACGCGGCACGTAATATTAAAGCTGCCGGGCTGGCAGTGTTAGCCCACGGAGAGCCTGTAAACCCTGAATCGCAGCACGCGGCTTAG